ACCAACAGAACAATCCAGTGATACTCTGCATCGTCATAATACTTGTGTGCAATCATCTCTGGTGTCTCGCCGTTCCTAACATCATAGGTGTCATAGAGAGAGGTGACTGATCTTGCTTTACTGTGTACTGCAACACGTTTAAGTAGGTGTGTAACTATCTTGGGGTCACCATTACCAACAGCATCGTAGAAAATTACTGGAAATTGAGAAAAATACATCTTAGTACCCGTGCTTTTGCGCTACATTAGATCGATCCATGATTTCTAGCTCTTGGAAGGATAGTGTAATGCTTGTTTTCTGTGGTGGCGCACCTTTTGGAGCAGTTTTAGAATCTGATGGATTATATGTTACAAACTTATCACCACCATATGATACATCCATTGTCTTTAGATAACATTTACCAATCTTGTTGATGTATTCATTAGGACCATTTATATGCATGTACTGAATTGAGAATACATCAGGAATTGTCATATCTCGTACAGAGCCTACATTTTTAAATGTGGGAGACATACCCACTTTAAACTCTTTTAGGATATTATGCACTGTTTGTGTTTCTGTAGCATCCTTGGGAATGAATGTGAAAGTAAAGGAAAATGACCTTCTACCAATACCCTTAAAAAACATCTCTGTCCTCGGCGTAACAATGGCACCTGTTTGCATTGCATACACTTCTGCAGCACCGGCAGTGCCGATGGGAAGCGAAGAAGCAGCTTTTAGTGCCACCTGTTTTACTGCACTAGTCCCAATATTCTTTGCTTCTCTTTTGACTGCTCCCATCATACTAGCTCCTGATTGATACGCTTTAAATAACCCTGCAACAGCTTCTGTTACCATACCAACCTCGCCTTCTGCATAATCCATAGAGTAGTTTACATTAACTGCTGGAGGCATGTATAGTCCTATGATTGTTCCAGTTCTTTGAACATTCATGCCTTTCAATGCAATTGCAGTGCTTGAACCACCCTTACCAGCACCGCCCCTATCCTGTTTTGATTCAATTAGGTCATCAGATTTCTGTTGTGCTTTTCTAGTGGCAGGCTTGTCTTCAACCCGTCGGCCCCCTCCGCCGGGCGACCCTTCGTATCTATAAATTTTTGCAACTTTTGGTTTTTGCGTGGTCGCCTTTATCTTTGCACCCGTCACGGTGTGACGAGCAAACAGGATATAACTTGCTTGGTGCATGTTAGTACCAACATCAGATGGATATAGTAGAATTCCCGGTTCTGGATTAAAATTAGTTTTTAGAGGACTAGACGCAGAACTGGAAGATGAACCACCTAGGCCTGACCTAAGACCATCAGCAACTCCACTAACAAAACCTGATGCAGTACTAGCTGCTGCATTCTTTGCAATGTTTACGAAAGCATCTCTTAAAGCCATGTCTAAATATCCTTATACACTTGATGAAACTATTTATAACACATGTCATATAAAGGTCGATACACACCAACCAAACCCCAAAAATATAAGGGTAATCCACAGAACATAGTTTATCGTTCTCTCTGGGAACGTAAGTTTATGGTGTACTGTGACAACAGCACATCCATAATTGAATGGGGTAGTGAAGAGATCATTATACCCTATTTATCACCCAAGGATGGACGTATGCACAGATATTTCCCAGATTTCTACATTAAAGTCAAACAAGCTGATGGTCAAATTAAGAAGATGATTATTGAGGTCAAACCCAAGGTGCAGTGCAAACCACCCAAGGAACCCAAGAGGCGCACTCGACGATGGATGAATGAGGTTATGACCTATGGTGTGAATGATGCTAAGTGGAGGTCTGCCACAGAATGGTGTGCAGATAATGGTATGGAGTTCAAGATTTTAACTGAAGATCATCTAGGTATTTCGTATAAATAGACATATGGCAAGAGCACCAAGTAAATATATGCAAGCAGTCAAGGATGAACTAAAGGGTCGTCCTCGTTCAACTGCATGGTATAGAGAAAAGATCAAAGAATTAGGTACACCAACCACACTTGACCTCATACGGGACGGTAAGAGGGACAGCAAGCCGTTCTATGGTAGATTGAACATGTTCATGTATGACCCAAAGTTCAAGAAGACCCTGCCCTATTATGACACGTTTCCGTTGGTATTGCCGATAGAGAAGTATTCAGATGGATTTCTAGGAATCAACTTGCATTACCTACCCATTCCACTACGAATTAAGTTGTTGGATCGTTTGGTAGATTATTCTAACAACACCGCATTTGATGAGTCAACCAAACTTATCGTTGATTACCAGAAACTAAAGAATGTGAAACTTATCAAACCAACTATACACAAATACCTTGCTGGTCAAACCAAGTCACAGTTTCGTAGGATTGATGCAGACGAATTTACGATTGCAACTCTACTACCTGTGCAGAGGTTTAAGAAAGCAAAAGCAGCTGAGGTATGGGCAGATTCGAGGGGAATGATCTGATGGCTACACTAGCAAGTTTTGTAGAATCAACCGCATTTGGAGTAATCAATAATTTCCTGTCAGAGTTTCATAGTGACAATGGATATGCACTTCCAAGCCGGTATGAGGTTATTATCACATCCCCTGCTGCGGGAGATGCAAGAAAAGTAGCTCTGCGTTGTGAATCTCTTGACTTGCCCGGTAGAGCACTCAATACATCACTAGACAGCAACATGTATGGTATTGCACCAGAAATTGTTGACGGTGTAGTATTTGGTGGTACACTTGCCATGACCTTTCAAGCAAGTAGTGACCTAGAGGAAAAGGTGTTCTTTGAATCTTGGCAAGAAGAAGCTTGGGACAGGGGGACATGGAATGTCAAGTATTATAGAGATTACATCAAAGACATTGACATTTATGTTCTGGATGTACAGGATGCAAGACGATACGGACTTAGACTTAGAGAATGTTTTCCAAAAGAGATTGGTCCAGCAACACTTGATGCCGGTCCAGCTGGTGATATTATAAAGATACCTGTTACCATGCAATATAAATATTGGGAGACTCTTGATATTAATAACCAACCACCTAACCTTATGGAGAAGGTTCTTGATACAATAATTACAGGTGCAGAGAGATCAATTAATGCGAACATACCGAAGGTGTTAAGCAGACTCGGTTAAGCAAATTATGATAAAGGATGAAACATTATGGCGTTACCTAAACTACAAACTTCTGAGTACACACTAACATTACCATCAACACAGGAGGAAATTAAATATAGACCATTCTTGGTCAAAGAACAAAAGATTTTGATGATTGCTCAAGAATCTGGTGAGGAATCTCAGATTGCTGATGCTATTGGTCAACTAGTAACAAATTGCACCTTTGGTGGTGTAGATGTTAATACCAATCCAATGTTTGATATTGAATATGTATTTCTACAATTGAGAGTAAAATCTGCTGGAGCTAAAGTTACACTTAGTGTGACATGTCCAGATGATGGTGAGACTAAAGTTGAAACTGAGATTGATTTATCGGAAATTACGGTGCAAATGAGTTTGGAACATTCTCAAGAGGTCGAGCTTACAAAAGATATTAAACTAAGATTGCGGTATCCAATTTTGAAAGATATGAAAAATTTAGATATGAATCTTTCTGATTTTGAAAGAAGTATAATTATGTTCCATGAGTGTGTTGAAAGTGTTGTGGATGGAGATGAGATTATAAACAGAATTGACATGACAACAGATGATATTGCTGAGTTTGTTGATTCATTTAATACGGAACAACTAGAGAATGTGTTAAAGTTTTTTGAAACGATGCCAAAATTACGACATATAATTGATGTGACTAATCCTAAAACTAAGAAGAAGGGTGAAGTACTATTGGAGGGATTACCAAGTTTTTTAGTATAGCGCTGTCTCATGACTCCTTGACAAATTATTATAAACTAAATTTTGCAATGATACAGCATCATAAATGGAGTTTAACTGAGTTGGAGGATATGTTGCCGTGGGAGAGAGAAATATACCTTAATTTATTGTCACAAAACCTCAAAGAAGAGAAAGCGGAGTACGAAAAACAAGAAAGAAAAAACAGGAGATAGTCAAATGGGCGAAGAGGAAATTAAAGCATCAGGTCATCATCCAGCAGATACGAATGGCGATGGTAAGGTTAGTCCTGACGAAAAACAGATGTATCTTGAGTTTAAACGTAAGGAACTTGAGGATGCAGACGCAATGCGTGATGCACAACGTACAATGGCATGGTACTCACTTGGCGGTATGTTAATGTATCCTATTATTGTGGTCCTTGCAACAGTTTTCAATATGGATCAAGCAGCAAAGATTCTTGGTGATATGGCGGGTGTGTATTTCATCGCAGTTGCCGGTATCGTCGCAGCGTTCTTTGGCGCGCAGGCACTTAGCAAACCTAAGAAATAAGGAATAAGTCATGGCCGATTTAAAAGATGTTATTGATAAACTAGAAAATGAAGGTACACTCGTTCGTAACAAGGGCGCACATTCTATTAGATCAGTCAAAGAAATTATGCAGGAAAGCCAAGAATCCCCTGCGGAAAGAAAACAAAAATTAGAAGATTCAAGAAACGCAGCAGATAAAACCAATACCCTACTTGAGTCAATAGCTAGCGGCGTCAGTGTTAGTAGTGGCGGTGCGTCTGAAGCAAAAAAATCAGGTAAGTTAGGTGGATTGCTTGGTGGTATAGGTGGTGCATTAGGCGGTCTGGGTATAGGTGTTGGTGCTGCAATGGGTGGACTAGGTGCATTATTTGCTGGTGGTGGTTATCTTCTTAAACAACTTGCAGAATTTGATGGTAAAGCAGTTGTTGCAAACGTAAGAGAACTCTTCAAGATTGCAGACTTAACTACTGGAATTGGTAATGCTTTTTCTCAAGGTGGTCAATTCCTTATATCTATGGTAGGTATTGGTCTTGGACTAGCGGTATTTGGTGCTGGTGCGGCCATTGCCTCGGCAGGGGGTGCATTATCTAAATTTCTTGATCCAAAATGGGCGGAGACTATTGTTAAAAATGTAGTTATATTGTTGGGTATTAGTAAGACAGTTGGTGGTTCAGCGGAACTTCTAAAGAAAGGTGGTGCCTTCTTCTTAGCAATGACAGGTATTGGTCTTGGACTAGCGGTATTTGGTACTGGGGCTGCTGTCGCTGGATTAGCCGGGGCCCTAACTAACTTTATTGATAAAACATGGGCACAGGGTATTGTTGATAATGTTGTAATATTGTTGAGTATCAAAGATAAGTTAGGTGGTAATGCGAACCTTTTAGCATCTGGTGGTGCCTTCTTCTTAGCAATGGCAGGTATTGGTGCTGGACTAGCGGTATTTGGTGTTGGTGCAGCACTTACTGGACTTGCACAATTTATAGTAAAAGATGATTGGGCTACAAGACTTAAAAATAGCGTTGTAACTCTATTGAGTATCAAAGATGCTTTAGGTGGTAATGCGAACCTTTTAGTATCTGGTGGTGCCTTCTTCTTAGCAATGGCAGGTATTGGTGCTGGACTAGCCGCCTTCTCGGCCGGTCAGACAGCTGCTGGATTTACACAATTTATTTCAAAGGAGGATTGGGCACAAAAGATTAAAGATAGTGTCAAAACCCTAATGGGAATAGCTGACCTTAAATTTGGTGATGTTGCGAAGTTCGCCGTATTCATGACAGCTGTTGCTGCTGGTTTGGTTGCGTTTGCAGTAGGTAAAGGTGCTAATGCTATGGGTGATGTTATTGGTAAATTTACAGGTAATTTTGCTGATAACATTGTCAAAGATGTTAACACATTAATGGCAATGATAAATGACCCAAATGTAAATCAAAAAAAGGCTAATGAATTTAGTTCTATAATGGGTACTATTGCAGCGGGTCTTGTTAAGTTTTCCGCC